ATCATCGATGGATTTGAGTCAAACTTTTCTTCTTATGAAAAAACCCCAACCAAAAAATATTTACACGACAGGGGACATAAAAAAACACTACCAATAACGTACACGCCAGATTTTGTGGATTTTGAAAACCCTCCAAGGTTTATTATAGAGTGCAAGGGAAATCCAAACGAAAGATTTCCAATCGTATGGAAGTTGTTTAAAAGATATATTTCCATAAAAGGCTGGACTACAGACCTTTTTATGCCTAGAAACCAAACAGATTGTCAAGATGTTATAAATATAATCAAGAACAAATATTATTCTTGACCATAAACTTTTGCTCTTTTTATCTCCTCAACCTTGTCTATTGCATAATTTCTAGCCTCTTTATCCATATTCTTCTTTTCGTCTTCCCACCATTTATCAAAATTATGTGGGTCTACAGTTTCTCCTTTTTCAGATAATTTTTCTAGATAAAATTGAACAAAAGCACTGTTTATTCCTTTTACAGTTGGAGCTCCTTTTGTGAATTTTTCTTCAATGGTTCTCTCCAATTTATTTAAAATCTTGTTAAAATCACCTTTAGGACCAGGAATGCTAAGATTTAACCATCTACCCCAATACAATATTTTTATTGCCTGGTCAAGTTTTTGCTGCATAACATCGTTATCTGCTCTTACATACTCTATAATTTCTCCACTACCAGTCTGTCTTATTCCTTTTGAGAACACTCTATCGTTATACAATCTTCTTGCAATCAAAAGTTTATCAACTGATTCAAAAGCAATTCCAAGCATCCCAGAGTTTTCTTTAAGAGCTAATAACATGCCATCTGTGTCCTTCGTGGCTTTTTCTAAATCTTTTGATATGTAGTCAGGAATTACTTCTTCTCCAAAAAGCTCATTAACCACAACACCTGCAATATCTATTAACGGGTCCCCAATAGCAAATGGCTGTAAAGTCTTCATGGCATCAGCGCTAGCCTGAATAATTACATTTGGCATAGTGCCTAATGTGTTTTTTTGCTCAAATTCGTAAGCGTATTTATAAAGCTCTAAAACATCTGCTTCAAACCCAGAGGCAGACTCTTGCATTGACAATTTAAATTGTTCCAATGTTTTAGCCTCTGAGCGTGGTAATGTTTCTAAAAGCTCTTTATATTCTGGACTTTCTACTGGAAGAAGAAAATCATTAATAAGCTGAGTCATACCACCATATCTTCTAACATCCTCTTCGTCTCCACCTAATAACAGGAAAAACCCAGCACTAATACCCGTCATAGCGGCATAATTAGAAGCGTTTTTTATGCCCTGAAACGTCATAACCTCAGACATAATACCTCTTAATCTTCGTCTAGCTTCTTCTTTTTCAACTTCTGGAAGATTAGGGTCTGCTAACCTAGCCATTTGATTCGCAGCGTTTGCTTTTGCATTCATTTGAAATTTACCCCAAGCAAACATAGTTCTTTGAGATGCTTTGGTCATAGAAGAAGCGTCTTTTGAATAAAATTCAGCTTCAGATGTGGGGTCTGTTTGTCTCATTGTTTCAGCAACTCTTCTGTCGGCATATTGTATCGCTTCTATGTTCGGATTTTCATTTTCCTTAGCCCACCAAGAATCAACGTCTTTGGGTATTATAGCACCCTGGTCTATTCTGTTCTGTAAATAATGAGCTTCAAAAGATGCATTTGCCGCAGCTCTATCGGCACTAGCAAGGAAAAACTCCAAGCTCAATTCATTAATCTTGTTTATTGTATCTAAAAATCCATCAAGAGTATATTTAAGTCCTGGCTTAAAAGTATTTTTTCCAAAATCTTCACTTAAATTAAATCTAGAAATATAATAACTCAAAGGAAGTGTTTTTTTACTGTCTATTGCAAATTCTGCTTTTAATGAATTACGAAGTCCAGTTCTAGATTGATTGTATATGTTTTGTAAGTTTCCTCCATTTACAAGATTAGAGAAAAATTGTTTAAAACGACCTCCGCTAACTTTCTGCCCATTCCCAGACTCAGCCAAACCAATCATAAATCTAGCTCCAGCCCAATTAACATGGTTTTTAGCCCTTTTGTCGGTAAGCATTGGATAAGTGCCAGATAATGCACTATAAAACTGAGATGCTGGCTGATTTAATCTAGCTAAACCAAGCGCTGAAACTGAAGAATATGCTGTTTGCATAAATTTAGAGTTGGTAGAAAGCAGTGTTGTTGGTAAATCACCAAAATCGACATTAGCATTCTGCCCCTCTGTAATCAGTCCATTAAAAACATCTAATCGAGAGCCAAAATATTTTTTAACCATTTCATATTCCTGCTCATTGGTGAACAAGTTGCGGAAATTTTGACTGTTAACCATAGAATTTAATGTTTCAAAATCACCTCTCGCATTAATATCTATTAAAGCACCTCTTAATTGACCATATGCTCTACCCATGTAGTCTCCAAAAGAAATTCTTGAGTTTTCTAGCTGGTCGTCTTCTGTTACGTCTTGAAGTAATCCAGCCATTGTTCCATATTTATTGCTATTTCTTCCGTCAGTAATTTCAGCACCATCTACTCCAATTCTAAAAGAAGGAACATAACTTCCTTCGGTAAAAAACGATTCTTGGCCCTCGTATTCCATTTTTCTTTGTTTGGCTTGCTCATGAGGGAATCGAGAAGAAAGTCTGTCTAATGCGCTTAAAATAGGTTTACGGGCATTTGAAGACACATCAGCAAAACTTTTTGCGTCAGCAACCCCTAAATTTTCAAGAGTTGTTTTTAGTTGCTCGTATTTTGTTCTGGCCACTCCGTCTTTAGGGTCTTTTTCAAACTCTTCTTTTCTAATCTGAAGCTCCTTAAGTAAAGAGTTCTTTTGTCTTAGAAATTCAGTGTCCATTCCACTTAACTGGTCGGTCTCTCCAGACAATCTTCTTAGATGCGCAAGAACCTGCATCTCGTAATCAACACTCAATTGGGTGTCTGTGTTTATTTCAAGAAGATTCGTTGGTATGCGTTTGTTCTTTGGAACAGTTTTATTGTACTCTAGGACATCTGCCTTCCATTGAGCTAAATCTTCGTTATAATAGTTTTGGGCCTCAGTCATCGATACGGCTACTTTTCTATTTCCAGAATCGACAAGGTCAACCATTGGCTTTCCCTGCTTTGAATTTCTGAACACCGCACCAAGTAAAACATCGGCAGTCATTTGATTGCTGACAAATATTTTTCTTCCTTTACCAAATGCAGTCATCATTTTTCTACCCTGGTTATTAAGGTATGGATAAACATCATGAAGCATTGAAAATGGACTGATGTTGTTTTTATAATACCAAAGAGGGTTTAGTGGGTCACTCCATTTGTTTATCTTCTTAAGTCTATCAGACTTGTCAAATATTGTTATACCGTCTGCATTAAGAGCTAGTAACTCATATGAAATTTCCTGGGAACGAATAATGTTTTCTACACGAGCAAATCTTGGGTTTCTTCCTTTTTCTATATCGTTGAAAAAGTCTTTGATTATTTTTTGCTCTAAAACACCTAAGCCGTTGTAGAAGTTATTAGACTTATTTAGATTTTTAATTCTGTTTAAAATATCGTTTCTCCTTTGGACAGGCTCGCTTATGCCTACTTCATTTTCCGCCACTGGAGAAGGCTCTTGAGTGGCCTCTGTAGTGGCTTCTGCAGTAGCTTCTGTAGTAGCTTCTGTAGTGGCCTCTGTAGTTACTTCAGTTGTAACTTGTGTAGGCGCTTCAGTTGGTTGATTAAATAAATCAGACTCTACCTTAGATATAGCTGCTTCAATATCAAAGTCAGCCGCTTCTTGGTCTGTTGTTTCAGTATAATATTGTGATGGGTTTTCAATAAAGTATCCTTTTACAGAAACCTCCTCTGTCGGCCGTGTTCTAGCCTTGTTCACATCATCAACATAAATTTTAGCAGCTCTATTAATAACCTCAGCATCCATGTCAGTGAGGCTTATGGTGTAATCCCCACCTTTCTGCTCGGCTTCAGCTTTTTTTTCAGCCTCGATTTCTTTCATAGCTCTTTCCCTGAGACTTGTTTGCTCTGAAGTTGGAAGAAAGTAATAGCTCAATTCACTTGGGTACTTGGCAAGTAAATTCGCTAATCTAGCTCTTTCTTCATCCATTAATTTTATAGATGAATCAATTGTTTCTGCTTTATTTCCGTTTGTTATTACAGATTGCAGGTTTTGGATATTAGCGAGTCCTTGTAAAAAAGTTTTTTTGTCAGCAACACTCATACTTTCAACGAGCTGTTGTTTTCTTTTTTCAAAATCGTTAACTTGATTATCTAGCTTTGACTGAGCATCTAAAGCTACTTTAAACTCTGTAGAGTTTTTGCTAAGTCCTTCTTTTTCAAGGTCTTGAACAATCTTATCAGCTTGCAGCTTTTGTGCCACAACTTTATTTTCTCCTGGAAGATTTATGTTTCTTCGTATGTAGTCGTTTGCTGTTTTGTCAATGTTCGGCCCGACGATTCTACCAGCAGCTGACATTGGCACAGAAGAAAATATTGAGTTCAATCCAGAATCAGCCCAAAGCTTATTCATTTTCTTTTGGTCATATTCTTCAAGTCCCCAAGCAACGTCAGTCATATATGTAAATGTAGCAATTAACATTTCTTCTCGAACCTCTTTAGACACAACCGCTGGGTCAAGTCCTGTGTATTTAGCGATTGAAGCGACAAGACCAGTTTTATGCTTTCTAGCAAAAGCGTCTGCTAATTGTTGAGAAGAAGCCTTTGTCTTTGGAACACCTTTAAGGTTTTTTGATAACTGTAGCTGTCTAAAATATCTTCCTGTAAATGCCGCAGTTATAGCTGTTTCAATTCCAGCTTTTGATAAAGCATTTAACCTCGCCTCGGCATTAGACATTTTTAAAAGCTCCCGCTCTCTTTCTGTCAATATAACCCCAGCAGCTTGAGCGTCTTTAGCAGCTTGAACCGCAATATTCATTTCTTCTCGGTTAGAGCCATAAGTTCCCAAGGCTGTTGTAGTAAAACCTAGTGCTGGGTTAGCTAAAAAAGCCAATGTATATGGAGCTGATTGAGTAAACGCTTCCATACCCGTAGCTAAAAATTCCCCCGCATCCCTAGAATCTGATATAGTCATATCGTACTCTGGGAGCCATTTTTTCATTTCATCGATTCTCTCTGTTGTTGGGAATCCCCAAAGCCCTATTCCAAAGCCACCAGCCCCGTTGTTTCCAGCTCCAACAGTTACAACATATTTTTCAAAAACTATATCGTCAGCTGTTTCTTTTGGGACACCAATCATTTGTAGCCCATCAGAGATGGCATGACCAAAGTCATTCATTAAATCCATGGTATGCACATATAATCCCTGGAATACATCTCCAACGCCTCTGAAAAATTGATTTGTTTTTGGGCTTTCTTCAAGAAATGCTGTATTTCTTTCTTGTGTTTCAGCTAATCGCCCTACAAGCTCATTAAAAATTCCAGAGTCTACATTCTGGTCTATTTCAACATTTATCTCGCCAGTTCTGACATATCGCAACTCAACTGGTTTTGATATTACATCGTATATGTCTTGGAAAGAAGCGGGCTCTCCATTAAGTTTTAAAGATGGCAAAGGAATATCCAATGCGTCAACGCCTTTAGATAATAATTCGTCAACAGCACCCTGGTCATTCAAATCAACGTTAAGGCTTGAGTACTTTAAAGCAGCACCAACAAGACGAGATGTTCTTCTTTTTTGCGCTTCGTGTCTTTTTAAAATATCTTCAAGTTTAAGATATGTGTCTCTTAATTTAAGCTGGTTTTCTCTCTCCTGCTGAGAAAGACCTTCCGCTCTTTCTGGTATCCTTAAATTATCTGTTCTTATAGATTCAAAGCTAGCGCCTCTTAAAGCATCTCTATATTCTTGCTCTTGTCTCTGATATATTGGTTGTAGTCTGTTTTTTACAGCCTTTAAATTAGCCATAAACAAACCCTCATCGAATTCCCCGCCATACATATAAGAAACCATGTTCTCATCTCCAGTGGTTGCTTTAGATAAAAATTTTATATCTTCTTGTTCTGGAATATTTAAGGCTTTAGTGTAGCCATTGATAGCATCATTTATGCCATTTGGATTTGAAACAAAATCCTCTGACATAGTAACCACTATGTTTGATTTTCCTTGAGATGCATTTAGGATGAACTGATTGTGTTTTATACCTAGTCTTTGATTATAGTCAACTGAACCTTTTTCAAAAGTATATGCAATCCCAGACATCAATTCTATATCAAACTGACTGCCGTCAGGACGAGTAATTTTCAAAGCATTACCAAGTCCTGTTTGTTCAGCTTTGAATCTAAATTTACCTAAAGTATTATTAAATACAACAGCAGCCTCTTCTTCATCAAGTGATAAAAAATCTGATGGAAGCGTTCTTAAAGCAGGCAACATAGTCACCTGATTATCAAGCTGGTCTATATAATATGAAGAATTTCTTGTAAGAGCTTTATCTAAATCATACTCTTGAGATTCCAAAGAAGTATTGGTGGTGTTTATAATGGACTGAGAATCCAATTCTCCACCCTGTACCACAACTGCATTTTCCTGAAATCGCCCCTGTAAAGTCTGGCCCAGATTTTTTTTTTCAGTATCAGCGGGATTAAACCAGCTGTTATAAACTCCAGTGTACTGCTCTTCTGTTAAAGTTGGTAATCCATTGTCCTTTCTTAATTTATCAACCCAATACTTGGGGTCTTGAGCATTAGAAAGCTTTCTTAACCTTTGCTCATCATAAGGTTTTCCAGACTTGTCATACAGAGAAACAAAATAGCTGTATATTTTTTCTTTGTCTGGTGGGTTTGGGTCTACAGACGCAGAAGCTTGCTCCACAGAATTAGTAGATGGTTGATTTGTGTTATCAACAACAGGAGTTGAACCTGTATTTTGTTCCATTTTATTTTCTTCTTTCACAATCATAATTAATTCATAGCTCTTGTGTAATATTCAAATGCAGCAAGCCAATTTTGGGTTCCGCCTTTTTCTGCGTCAGAATTATATCCAGCACGACTTAAAACTTTTCTAAATGACTTTTCTCCAGAACCTTGTTTCCAGAGCATTTGATATAGACTGGGTAATTCAGAAGAGTCAACTAAATAAAAATCTTTTCCAGATTTTGTTTCTGCTCTCTGTAATGACGCTGTAGCGCCACCAGTAGTAAGTGTACCAGCGGCCATTGCTGTTTTCGCAAAATCAACATCTCCTTCAAGAAGAATCATTGCTGGAACATTTTTGCCGCTATTATCTACGCCTTCATCAATAAATATAATGTTATTTAGAGATTTTAATTTTCCACCAGTAACAGTAGTGCCTGCTAAATCTTGAGTTACATAGTTTTTTATTGCATCACCAGTCTTAATTGGCGTTGATTGATGAACAACACTAAATCCACCAACAACAAATAGACTTCTTTCAGAAATAATTTTCTGCCCTTGTGTTAAAGTAGTTGTCCCAGGTATAGACCGCCCTCTACTATGTATATTTAGTAAACTATCTCCATAACCAGAAGGTTGAGTTCCACCCGCCTCTGCAATATATCCAGCACCAATCATAAGTTTGTTGTTTAAATATGTAGAGTTTATAGGAGATGATACAATTTGGTTATTAACCACCTGGTTCCATGATGCTTGATTATAAGAAGATGTAGAAGCACGACTACTGGTATTTCCAGTATTAATAAAATCTTTGTAGTCTTTATATTTAACATCAAAAGCATTGAGGTATTTCCCCCTCATATAAGCCTTTGCTAACTCTCTTTGCTCATCTGTAAGTGTAATTTTTCCATTACCCTGTGTTTGCAACACAAGAGGGTCATATGTAAAGTTTAATGCATCTCCATTAATGTCATAATACTGAGCTATTTTTTGAATATTACCTTCAGAATCTGTCCAAGAGAAAAACCTATTCTCATCTGAATTAACTTCATCTAAAAAACGAGGTCCTTTATAGTCTGGTTGCCAATCAGCCTTAGCTCCGACATAATCATGTAAGATGGCTGTCATCTGCTCATCTGTAAATGTTTTTAATTCTTTCTCAACCTCACCAATCATATCAGCAAAGTTTTGAGGAGCCAATGTGTAGCCATAAACCATAGTTCCAGAATCAAATTGACCTATCTGATTGTATGGCATATCCGTAATTTGGCCAGTTTGTCGGTCTACATAGCTAAAACGATTCCCTATATTTTTCATAAAATTACCAACCCTCTTTGATGCATCCACCGTTTCTATCTTTTTAAGTGATGGATTTAGAAACTCATCCATTGGCATAGAAAAAGTTTTGGTTTCCGTGATAGGAAGCCCTGTGTTTGGGTCAAACATTGGATTACCGTTTTGGTCAACAGATTGCACCTCCTTAAATTTAGTGACGTGCATTACGTTATTTATTCTGTTGTATTGTAATCCCTCTTCGGCTGGGCGATTTACCATCACTGGAGCCCCAGTATTATCAACCTTTACACTCCCATCTGGGTTATAGGCGTATGTTTTAAATATTTCTTTTCTTAAATTAGGGTCATTATGCCAAATTGCATTTTGATAATCAATTGATATAGAACTATAATCTCCTTTTTCGACTCCATCAAGAACTCTCTGTATGTTTTCATCATGCACCTTAGAGCTATTAACCATCATCATGTTATCAGTCTCTAGTCTAGATGCTATTGCCGATACTTCTGATAATGACATTCTATTCTCTCTATTAGCTTGGTGGGATTCAGCCAAAATTCTAGCATTATCTCTAGCTGCATGTTGAATCAGTTTATCATGCTGGGTAATACTAGTCGCCGTAATCTTTTGAGCAATTTCTGAGAGTTGAGCAGCTTGCTCATTTCTTCTTTTTTCTATCTCTAAAGTTGTAGCAGCTATTTGTGCAGAACCCTGTAAAAGCATCTTCCCAAGCTCATCGAAACCTCCTAATATTGGCTGTGTAACTGTACCTCCGTAATATGGCATATCTAAATATTTTTAACCCGTTTTATCACTAAATGCATGCGTGGTTACTCCTTTGGTTGATAAAGCCTGGTCTCTAGCAATTCCTCCACTAAGTGCCAGGCTGCCTAAGTCTTTAAAAGCGCTAGATTGCATTTGCATTCCTGCCATTTTTTGCTGCTTCAACGAAGATAATTCCTCCATTTTTCTAGCCTCAACGATATCTCTTAATCGCTTCTCTTCCTCAACCTTCATTGCATCTACTTGAAATTCTTTCTCCATTTGAGAAGCAGTTGTTTTCATTGACATTTCACCAAATTGACCAAGGCCACTTTGCATCATAGCCATTGCTGAAGCAGCATCCATTCCTTGAGCAACATCAGTTACTCCAGCAAGCATTTTTCCTTCTGAAATTCTAGCTTGTCTTTCTGCTTCAAGAGATGGCTTTAAGTTCTCTGCCAAATTAGTTAGCTCTTGATGTCTGAACTGAGCTAGTTTAGCGTCAGCTTCTTTTTTAAGCTTTGCTCCTTGGAAAAACTGAGCGCCAGCGCCCAAAGCCCCAATTCCCATTCCTATTGCGGTTAATAAAGCCATTTATTGTAGTTTTTTATAATTATACAAATATACAAATTTTACATGTAACTCTTGAACACCTCTGCATTAGAACCATAGAGTTCAACAAAACCAGTCTGATTATTGAATAAAGTTATTTTAGCATGATATCCACGAAGTCCATATGACTCTGACTCAGAATTTTTAACTATATAGCAAAAATCACCAACAGAAGGTAAAGTAGCTGTAGAATCTACGGTTATTTCTTGTCCAGAAAAAGAATCTACAATACCAATTAAAGCGGTCGCTCCACCTGATAATTGAACCCATAATTCATCTCCACCTTGTCCATCAACATTATTAGCTGATACTTGATTCGGAATATTTACGCTAAATCCATATACATTAGCGCTATTTGCAGTTTGCAACTCTCCAATACCCAAAACAGAAAGTTTATTATAGTTGTTTTTGTCAGAACTATTTCTTCTTATATAAGAATATCTTATTCCTTCCTTATCCTCAAACTTTAAATTTGTTGAACTACCTATAGAGCCAAATTCCAAATCAGAAGACAAAGTTGCCCACCATCCATCAGAATTTGTTTCCAGTCCAATGGTTTTAAATAATTTGATATCAGACGGACTTTGGTTTGAAGAATAAGTTATACTACATCCATATGTTGTTCCATAAAAATTTGTTCTAGTATTATTTTCATCATGAACATACAGCTCACCCCCTTTAAAGGTGTAAAACCTATTCCCCAGACGCTCCATCCACTCTGGGACATACGAATGAAATGAAGTCCACGCATTGTAGACCTCATCAAAAGTTATTGTTTTTTGTCCTACTGGTAATGCCATATTAATCGTCTAATATTACTGGCCAGGTTTGCCCACTTGGAGTAAATCCTAGCGTGTTAAGTGAATCTGTGATATGATACAAGTAATAATACTGCCATTGGTCAAATCTGTCTGTTGTAGAGCCTGGCTTAAATGGAGCTGGAGTTGTGCCTTGAGCCGCTCCTGGGCCATCCTCTATATTATATTTGTAATGTAGAATATGGTTGCTTCCACCAGATATACTAGCTAAATTCTGCGTAGACTGAGTATAGCCTGGAGTTGTTCCAGTTTCCATAGCTGCCATAAAATCTTGGAAGCCTTGATACCCAGCAACATTCATAAACACCCCTCTATAGAATCCTGAGTTACTTCCGTTTAACGCTTGAACAGATGATTTTAAACTGGCTATATCAGAAACGGCAAGTGTGTTTGGCGAAGATGGTAATGATTGACCTTGTCCAACAGCATAAGGGCTAGCTTCGTCTTGGAAAGACAATACAATTACGTTAGACGCATCACTCGGATAGTTGCCGTTATTTACGAAATCACTATTCATAATCATTCTCATCGAACGCTCAGTTGCATCAGTCACAATAGTAACTTTATCGTCATACTCATCACTTCCATTTGTTGCTGGGTCTGTATTACCTTGGCTTTCAGTTAATCCAGTAGCATATAAATCTTGAAGCACAGATTTCAATGAATCTCCAACCATAGTTTGAAGTGGAATATACGTTCCAGTCATTGAGCCAGTGGAATCAAAAACTAAGTAAATATAAGTGTCGACAGAAATAGCTAATGCTTCTGTAGTCACTGTTGCTTCTGCTGTACAAGTTCCTCCCCTGTCAACAATATATGTAAATGAATCATTTAGCGGCTGGCCAGATGTATGGGTGTATGTAATGGTGTCATTCGCATTAACAACAGCTGTCCCGTAAGAAGGAGGTGTCCCTATTGTTATTGTGTATGGAGATGGGAAAGTATCGTTTGCAACAACATCAATTACAACACTACCTCCCTCTTCAATTCCTGTTACAGAATCATCTACAAGAATTGGAAGCTCATCAATATAATTATATACAATATATAATTTCTGGCTTGTGTTTTCTCTGTTGAAGGTAAATGATATTGTACTCTCTTCCTCTGTAGACGTTGTGGTTGTTGTAATTATTGGGTATGCAGCCTGGTCAACAATATCTTGCACACTCATTCCAGTTGCCCCAGAAACCAAATAACCCAAGCTATTACAAGGGCCGAATGTTCCTGTGTGATTGCCAAGTTGTTTTAAAGAAGATACTGTAACGATATCCCCATTAGCTGGTATAACATCAGAACCTACAATTCCTGTAACAGTTTCATATCTAGTTAACTCATCAGCCTCAAATATATCTAAGTCTGAATTGTAAATATTCCCATTATCGCCATCATGTTTATATCTATTTACTATTGTTTCTCCTGCCTCTCCAGCATCATTAACAACAATAAGAACAATATCCATAGTTTCAGGGACTGGGCAAATATGCGTTATACTTACATTCGCTGTTGTAGCTGGAGATATGGTTACGTCTGCAATGTTTGTAACATCTAAATCTTCTTGAGTTACTGGGAATGTTATACTTCCAGTACCAGTAAGACCTGTATTGTTATATGTATTTCCATTATAAACAACAACGATATCTATAGCCCCAGATGTTGTGTAGGAAATAGTAGCTGTTCCAGGATAGGAACCAACATTTAAGTCGTATGAGAATGGAGCTCCTAATTGTCTTGTAAATGACGAAGCACAATTCAATACCAAAGGAGCTTGTGGTCTTTGCTCATCGCCCATTGTTAGCACATACTGATTGTATTTAGGGTCAAACCCCCCTATATTGTAGCTGCCTTTATTTCCATAAAGCTCCCTTTTAAAGAAAGACTTCATTCCATATGACGATATCGGTGTCAATCCATCGCCCCCAAGCCTTAGTACGGTTCCTCTATTTGCGTCAGTAAAGTACATGCTCCCCTCATAGTGGCCAAAAGACTCTGGGTGTACGGATATTCCATACTCGCCAGTAAAAGGAACGTCTTGCCCAAGAACTTGTTCTATTTGAGACAAGCTTCCGCTTCCATCTGGGCTAGTCAATATGTTTTTCCCGTAAAGAACTTTTGAAACCCTATCCTCTTGGAATACAATTAAATCAGACTCTCTGGCAAAAATCTTTTGAATAGAGCCATATTTTATATCCATGTATTTTGTTATGCCTCTACTAGCATTAAACTCATTAAGAGTATTGTACCCTGTATTTTCGTTAAAAGCCCCGCTATAGATAAGTTTGTTTTTATCTTCTCTTCTTTCATATCCTTCTATTATAGCAATATTTGGCCTAGACTTTATATCATAAATAGGCTTAAATCTATCATCCTTAATCCTAATGCTTTCAACCCCGTTCCCAAAGCTAAAACAATTACCAAATCCCAAGTCACAAATAGCTGGAACAGAAGCCGTCTGGTTTTGAGTGTTTCCTTGATGGTATCCAGAGTCATTTATAAAAAATGTTTCTTCTGTTTCATAATAAACATCATCATCAACATCAATAGCCTCTGTCTCAAAAACCAAAAGACCGCTTATTAAAACAAGGTCTATTGTTGTTGTTAACCAACTTTTTTCGGTATTAGAAGTCCGTTCGTTTGTAATCACTCTCATTACAGTTCTGCCGGTTGAATCAGATGGATTTTTAAATATTATAAACCTAAAGTGTTTACTTGGGTTTGTTGACGGAATTATAAATTCTATAGCATCACTATCTCCAGAATACGATAATGGGTTACTCTGGAATGGAGTTTCATTTTCAAGCCATTGAGCAAAAGCATTATTAACACCTCCTGTTGCTCCGCTTGTGTAACTCCCATTTACAGTATATTTTTTATTAAAAAAGAAGTTTGGACCACCGGCGTCAGATTCTTCGTACTTTAAATCTATGCTAATCTGAGAGCCAGTGCCCAGTTCTTGGTCTATATAAGTTGAAGTATTGTTATCATATACTTGTAAAAGCCCCTTTGTACTATCCCCAGTGCTATAAAACCCTAAATCAATTCCAGGAATCCAATGTGCATTATAACCAGAATATATGTATTTAATTTTACTTCTGTAGTGATATGTTATAAAATTGTCTTCATTAAAGTCCATTGTAAAGTTCAACGGACGTATTTTCATGTAAGTCCCAGATTTTTCTAAAATATCATTGCCATCAAGCCATCCTTTTTCTCCAGTAGCCTCGTCTGCTGCATTTTTAGTAGTCACCTCTAGAACTTTAGTTTTTACTTCCTGGTCTAAAGGCCCATTATCGTCAGACTTTACAATTAAAGTTTGCCCAGCTTCTACTTTGCCTAAATTAGCTCCCTGCAATAAAACCCATCGATACAGCCCATCTTCATAAAATATAGTCGCATATACATTATAGTGATGCCCTTTATTTACTTTTACAAAAAACTTGTATCGGTCAGCCCAATATGGGGCTTTGTGATTTACAGCTACCTGAAGCTTGTTTATGTTTACACTTTTATCCGCAGAAACAAATACTTCATTTGAAGTTTCTCCAATAGATTCTTTCGGTAATAAAATACTAGAATACCTTCCATATTCATCTAGATAAACCAATCCAACTTCATAACTACGCAAAGACTTACAAGAAACATTACTAGAGTCTTCTCTAATAGCCATTACAGAGGCAGTTGTGAATTTAAACTGTTCTACTTCATCCGTAAAATCTATATCATTAGGGTCTGCTGGAGTATTATCTACTTGATGCGTTATGGTTGGAGCTAAAAGCGTAAAGGAAGTTGCTGTACTAGCGTCTAATGAAAATTGACCATATGTAACATCTACTGTGTCTGGCGGGCTAGTTGTTGTTACAACAGCGCCAAAGCTACCACTCAAACTTGTTAAAAAGTCTAAAAACTCTTGAGAGGCAACCATATCTGTAACGGAAGCATAGTCCTGAGATAAGATAAAAGCGTTTTCTAAATTAGCGTCTCCATTGAAATATGTATTTGGCTCTGTTCCTACCTCGTCAGACTCCAAAACAATAACAGCGGTTAAAGTACTTCCCTGTGTTAAATCTATATCTGTAAAATCGAAAGTAATTTTAGTGTCGTTTGCAGATAATGTGTCATCTAAATTATCACCTTCTTGTGAAGTGGAAATTAAAGAAACATTGTAATCTATTCTGATTTTTTGATTACCACCTTCTTCTTCAACTAAATCATATTGAGAAGTAGTATTCCCGTAAACAATTCTGTCATTTATAAAGTCTTGAGCTTTTGCCGTCAACGGGATATCATCAAAAATCCTAAAAACCTCATCTTGAGGGAGTGTTTTGTATATTTTTTTATTAGCAAACTCGTAAGTCTGTGTCGAGTTGTCCGGCACACTACTTTCTTCTTTATTTATATTGTCAACGATATAAATAGTCGGGTCTGTAGGATATTTAAATAATAACTGAACATCTGTAACTCTATGGTCTCCAGAGCTATATGATATTCTATAGCCATTAAAAACATTTTCCATACCATCATTCTCCATAGAAGTCCAGTTAATGGCAAATTGTTTTGGGCTAAATTTAAAATAAGTAAATGAAGACGAGGCAGAATAACCCCCATCTAAATAACGATATCGATATGCAAATGCAAAAAAGTTTTCTTTTACTGCGTTTTCTGTAGGAGTTCCTGTATTAAATGGAGTGACTGTAGGGGCTGTTTGTGGCGCTTTTTTATATAAACAGATATCGTCTTCGAAGAAATTGTTTATTCCATACGTTTTTCCTCGTTCAATATCCACCATTCTAGGTTGATTCAACCCGTCTGTAAACAAAAGTAACTTTGTTTTTTTTGATGTATTATAAACGACATTTACCCCTGTAATCTTATAATCTTTACTAAAATTTAATACCTGACTTCCAGAAGCTCTTTCGTCTGCAAGAACAGTTGAGGTAATATCGTTTTCTACATCATATTCAAATATATATGAGTACCCCAGGTCATTTACAACAAACCAATAAATTTTTTCTTCTGCCTCATCCGACACAGAGCCTATACATTCTGGATTATTAGATAATCCTAGCTCAGTTAGCCTTACATTTCCTCTTTCGTTTTCAAGAGCCCCAGCATCAGACCCAGCTGTGTTTAACACACGAACATTCAAGGCGTTGGTATATTCGCCATTTGGAACAAGACGCTCATCAACGTCTTTGTTCATTTTACCAGTATTAAATAAATTTTGAATCTTCATATTACTTAATCCACTTGTCTCTTCCTCGTAAAATTTGAGTAAGTTCGCCTAGGTTAATAGAATTTAATCGAATCTTTGTGTTTCTTAATGACGCAGAAGCCTGTTTTTGGGCTCTACGAACAATATATTCTTGAACTCCGAATTTTTGTTTCAAAATGCTAGAAACTAAATAATCATACATGAAGTTCTCTGCTAATTTATGAACTTTTATCTCATCATCAGCCAATCCATACATACCATCAGAAACATATTCTATAACAATGTTTTTCCCGGACAAGTCGGAACTAAATAATATAAATCCTTGATTTTTATCTATAACATAGCTTCCATTGTGGTTTGAACTTGCAGTGTCCATTCCAAATCTTTTCCCTAATAAATTAGTATCTGGAGCAATAGCGCCTGTATCTGGTTGGCTTCTCCAATTTGTTTCAATAACAGGAGTACCAGTAAGTGCATTATCATTATTATCCATCAAGATATTCTTTTGAGCAGAGTTGTCTTGAAGGTAACTAGTTGGAGTGGCTGTGTTATAGTTTTGTCTTATTTGATGTGTTAGACCATCGTCTCCTACAAAAGATATTTTTACAGGGCTAACAAAATCGTGTGGTAAATGCATTTTTAAATTGTCTGGCAATTCAGCTTCAAATCCACGAATTTCCCTTAAAGCATCGTAATGAATTTCCTGAAGGCCGCGTTTTGCATGAAACACAACTTCATTTCTGTCAGCTTTATTAATAACCTTATCATCACCAACATAAGTCAATAAAAAGTTATTTATAATATCATGCAAAAGCAAATACTGGTAAGTACCCCAGTTTTCCCAAGTAGGATTATTACCATTATTTTGATAGTATTCTCTTTGGTCTATATGTGTTCCGATAATTGGCATAGGTTATGAATTTTCTTTAGTATACTCAAGTTGTTCTTGTTGAGATGCGACTTGTACAATATCAGCCTCCCTAATACTTAATCCAGCATATTTACAAATCTTGATAATCAATTCCGTCTCATCTTCCTCAGATATTTCAAAATTAACAGAGCTATCAGCGTTGTATACTGGGTCTGAACTTAAAGTTACATAGCCCCAATGCGGGTCTGCTGGCTTTCTAATGTAATTAGCAATAATAGGGCTGTCGTTTTTAGCATTAGGATTGCCTTGTATGCTCAATGGTCTTACATAAATATTATCTCCTCTCCTAACATAAACTGGGTAGAAAACAGACGGTCTTGTCAAATTGCTGTTCACAATCATATCAAATTTGTGTGCAGAAATCG